ACCTTAAAGAAATAATCGTCATCATAAATGATTATTCCATCACTGTTTGAGTGTTTTATTAAAATACGATAATATCTTTCTGGTTGTAAACCATTCATATAAATTTTAAAAAAACTACTTTCTCCATCATGGCTTAATTTTGTGTAATCTTTATCAAAAGGGATGATTTCTTCTTCAGAATATGCGTCTCTTATACTATATAAACAATCTGCTCCAAATCTAAATCTTAAATTTTGTATATAGTTTGAGGAAGTAGAAAATGTTCTTATTGGGTATTTAGGTCTTACATGAAATCTAAATAAAGCTTCATCATTTTGGTTGTATTCTTTTTTATTATTATATAATGAAACATTAAAACTTCCACTTAATGCTCTAGATCCTGTGTCATAATTCTGTGATGAATTAACTGAATCATCCCACTTAAAACATAATTTTGGGGGGTAAATTGTATGGGTATCATTTGCAAAGTATTGTAATTCACCAAAACTACTAGACACATTAGATTCAACACTATCTATTTGTTTTATTAAAAATCCTTGATTTGAAATTCCTGTTGGGTATTGTTCATCATTAAAATAACTTTGACTAAATTTTGTAACTATATTTGTAACATCAAAGTTTGTGTCTAAAGAATTTCCTGCTAAGAATTGCTGGTCTGTTTGAAAACCACTACCTGTATACCAAACGCCTCCTCCTGGAGTTATAGGTCCTCCATTGTCTGAAGAACTAACTATTGATCCTGTGGTTCCTACTGCGTCTTCCCATTTGCCTACTATAAAACCATATTCTATGGCTGAAGTTCCTATTCCCCCCAAAGTTGAAGTATTCCAAGCTGTAGCTTCTATAGAGTTATCTCTATATTTCCATGTAATTCCATTTGAAGCTGAGGGTTTATTTAAGTATTTATTTGTTCCTTCGTTCCATGATTGAGAAATAGCGTACACCTTTAACATTTGGGTTGATGTTAAATTTTTAGCTTGTACAGAAGTTAATTGAAGACTTACTTGAGATAATAGAAAATTATCTCCCCCTATAATATCACTTATTACTGATGCTATTTCTTCTTCTTTAAATTTAATTGCAATTCTTGAGGGATAATAATATTGATCTGTGTTTCCTCTTTCTTTTACAAGTTCAAGTATTTCGTCACCACCTGTATTCATATTTACACGATCAGGGTGGCTATACATTGTAGCGTCGTTTTCAGGAAATAAAAAGTAATATGCCATTTTTAATATGTTGTTACACGTCCCTGGATATCCGTGTTAGGATATTTTAATTCAAATATACTAGGATCCATTGAGGGATAAATTACGTTATTTTTAGTTGCACCACCAAAACCATATTTATATTGTGAGTATCCTAAAGATACACCATTTTTATTTTCAAATCTAACATCTTCTACTGTTTGTACTCCTGTTACGGCTCCAATTAAGTTTTTTACTTCGGAAATTATTATAGGTTGATTTACTTGCCATTTATCTATACTAAAATAATCTTTAAGTTCTGTGATACAGTCAAGTAATATTTCTTGATTATTATATGATTTATATACTGTTATTTCAAATTCAAAACCAAAATTAATAATAAATGCATCTTTAATATTAACAGCATCTGTTAACATTCTATATTGTTCTAAATAATTAGATAAATTTATTTTTGTAGCTGTATTTAAGGTAGTTAATTTTTTATCTGAATCATATCCTAAAGTATATAAGTTTAATGCTAGTGGATTGGGGATACGATTAGGTTCTGTTGTTAAAGGAGATATTTGGTCATCTTGCATTATATAAGCTTTAGCTACTCTTCCTAATTGAGGGGGCATAGATAAAGTTCTTATTAAATAATCATCTTTAGTTACTGTTCTTTGTTGAGCTCCAAAATTAGCCATTGTGTTCATTCTAATTTCTTCTTTTGTTTCCCCTGCTCCTCCCCCCCTAGCTGCTTCTACATTAGTAGAAGCTATAGAAGATTTAACAAAATTTAACATACTTTGATTTAAATTTGGTTTTGGAGTTATTAATACTGTTTCTTTTTCAGTTATAGTATTGCTACTTACATTAGATTTTAAACCTCCTCCTACAAGATATTTTACTGTTAGTGTTGTGTTTGATGGGGCGTGTCCATAAGCTTTGGTATATAAAAAATTAGAGGGGTCATAAGATACATCTAATTTACTTCTTCCATCTAATATTCCTAAACCAATATTATCAGGATTAGGAATTATTTGTTCATCAGCTTTATCACTTACACCTGACCCAAATTGTATTTCTAATTTATTATTTTCTTTTACTCTTGTTATAAATCTTTTTGGTACTTTTTTTAACTTTAAAAGAAAAGGTGTTTGGTTATTATATTGTTGTAATTCAGGATCATTAGTTCCTAAATTTTCTACTTCTTCAAAAAGTGTATCTTGAGCTAAAAAAGGAACTTCATTCCAAATTTTTCCTTCTGAATCTGTTATTGATTCTATTGAAATAATATTGGTATCAAATAACTCTAATGTTAAATATTTTTGTGGTTGTCCTACAGTAAAAGTTTTAGTTTTTAAGGTTGCTGAAATTGATGGTATTGTTTTTTTAAGCAAAAAATATTCTGGGTTATTTGAACCATCATATTGGTATATACTTACTAATGTTGGTTCAAAACTAGATGAAAAACTAAATCTTGCATCTTTTGTTGTATAAAAAGATGCACCCTCTTTAGAAGTAAATGTAGAATTAGCATTAATATTTAATGCATAATCATAATCAGGTTCATAAGAATTTCCTATTAATTTTGAAGGAACTAATTGTGATATATCTAAGTCTACACTAGCTGCTGATGTTATTTTAGGTTTATACCCCATAGCGTGAGCTATATTATATAAGTTTTCGTTTTCTTGTGCTAAAGATAAAAATGATTCTCTTAATTGAGTATCTGTATAAAAAGATAAAACATCTCCAACGTATGCTGCCATTTCTAAAAACATCATTCCTGGGTTACCTTCACTAAAATCATTAAAATTATTAGGAAAATAAGTTTGGGTAAATTCTATTAATTTGTTTTTATAAGAATTATAATCTTTACTTAGATATTTTACATCTTTATCTTGACTTTTGTTTGATACTTTTGAATATGCCATTAGTTATTAAAGTTTAATTGTACTGCATCTGTTCTTCCATCTAATAATGATCTAAATGTTACTGCTACAAATAAAGTTGATTGTGTATTATTTAATGATGTTCGTACGTCAATTACTTGTATATTAGCTACATAATAAGCTGCTTGTTTTATTATGTTTTCTCTTAATGTTATTATATCTATTTTTTGTTCAAATAGTAAGTTTTTTAAACCTACTCCAAATTTAGGTAAATTTACTCTTTCTCCAGGAGCTGTTAATAATAAATTTAAAAGATTTGATTTTGCTTGATCTAAAAGAGTTTCAGTGCTATTAAAAACATTTGTTTCGTCTAAAGGAAAAGCTACCCCTATCTTAATATTATTATTAAGATCTAATGGGTTTTTTCTTATTCCTGTTATTATAGGCATTTATTATCTTCCTTTTTTCTTAGCTATTGCTTTCATTAAACCACTATAATCTCTTGTAACTGCATCTGCTACTGATTCAGGCATACCTGCTGTATCCATAGGTAAAGATCCTCCTGTTGCAAAAGGTTCTGCTAGACTTACTGGGGCATTTCCTGAATCTAGGTTTGTACTACCCATTGCTGTTTCGTTTAATAAATCATTTAATGCTCCATTAGAAGTAAAAGATTGTTTTGGGCGTTGTTTTATAGATTCATTACCCATAATTTTTTCTTTTAGAGAATTTTTTGTTACTTTAGGAACTTCAACCATTCTTTCTTTATGTTCTGTGATTGTTGGTTTTAATTCATCACGTAAATCTTCTTTAAGCGTTTTAATTTCTCTGCGTAACGCATAATCGATTTCTTCTCTAACTACTTTTCTAATTAGATTTTCAAAAGTTTTTGCTTTCATGTTGTTAATTGTTGTTTGTTATAAATATAAATTTTTTTTAAATCTTTATTATTTTAAAACTAATATTGTATTTTGTTACCCATTCTTTAGTTTCTTTTTCTAATCTTGATATTTTTTCTAAAGCTCTTGTATTTCCTTGAGATTGTAACCCAGATAATATATTACCATATAATGATTCAGTACGGTTTATTAAATCTTCAAGACTCATACCATCAGCCAAAGATGCTATATTACTTCCATCTATAGTATTTACACCTAACCCATCATTACCCCATGCTCCTATTCCCTCATTCGTACCATTTCCTGAAGAATCTCCTGTACCTGTACCTGTTGCTCCATTACTTGAATTTAAGAAATCATCACATTTTGCTTCAAAATCTAATTTTAAAAATAATAAAAGAGCTGCTAGTTTGTCTATTTGATTTTTTAGTGCTTTTAATTTATTTACAGCTGTTGTAAGAATATTTAATATTTTATTTATTTTATTTGTATAGAGTTGTACTATAAGTCCTAAACATAATATTAATGCTGAAAATTCGGCTATTTTTCCCCCCGCCATATTTGCTATGTCTTTAGCTAAGAAAATAGGACCTGATGGTGGTCCAGCTCCATTAGGAGGAAGAGGTATATGACCATAAACTTTTACCATTATTTTTGCTATTACTACAGCTGTACCTAATGTTGCTACGATAGGATTTAATACTGATGCTATAGAGTTGATTTTAGCTAAAACTCCTGAAGGATCTGTTATCTTCCTTAACTTGCCTTCTACTCCCTCTAATTTATCTAAAGCACTATCTATAGCTTTTTTTAATTTATCTATTTTGTTTTGTACCTTTTTTATTTTATTTTCAAATTTTTCTTTTCCTTCACCAGTACAACTATCCATTGATATTTCAGATTTTAGTTGATCTAATAATTCTTGAGGTGAGGGTATTTTCTTTTTTAATTCTAATACTTGTTTTTTACCTTGAATTTTTATTTCACTTTTAGCTTTACTAATAGTTTTTTGTATTGTATTAGTTATTTCGCTTTTTACTGATTCTGTAGACATTTTATACTAATTTTGTATTTGTACTCATCATATCATCTAAATCTACTTTTAATTCTTCTAAATTCATCCTTATATCATTAAAAGCAGAAAAATTTGCTGGATTCATACCAGTAAACCCACCCGGACCGGGAATTACATATGACACATTACAAACTATTTTATCTGTTATTTCTTCCATTGCATCCATTATTCCCGTTAATATGTCTCTTAATTCTTCTCCTAATACTGCTGGTTGTGTGGGAAGTGTATCATCATATTCTAAACCTAAATAAATTTTAGGTGAATTTACTACAAATTTACTTTCTTCATTTGG